AAAACAAGCCATGAAACCCAGAAGGAGGTAAGATAGGGATAATTTATTGGGTCGAGTAAGTGGCAGCAGAATACGGAATTAATATTAATGTCAGGACTCAGACTCAACAGCTTAAAAGATTACAAACGCAATTAAAAGAGGTAGAAAATACAGCTAAATCTATAAGATCAAAACAATTATTACCAGAAATCAAAGGTGGTTCTTCAGAATTACTTAGAAAATTTAAAGATAGACTTGCACAAATAAGAAATGAAGTAATTGTTACTAACAATGCGTTTGTAAATAATACGAAACAAATCAATAATAATGCAAGTGAGATTAGAGGTTTTTCGGCAGCTTTACGAGATGCCAGAACAAATACAAAACTATTTAGTGGAGAATATAATGTCTTAACACAAGGTATTCAAAAAGCTGATTTTACTGCACGATTTAAAGAAATAAAAGAATTTAGCAGAATTGCAGCAAGCACTGCAAATAATCTAGGTGGTGCTATTCCAATGGCAAGAGGTACTACCTTTGAAGATTTAATGGCATTTAGGCCAACAAATACTAGGGAAGCTATAAATGATTATGTGAGTATGTTGAGGTTTCTTGAAGCAAGATTAGATAGAACAAGCGATAGGTTTAAGCAAGTTACTGCAAGAATAAAAGAAATGGAGACTCAACTTCGTTCTCCAATAATACAAGATACACCAAATCAAACTTCAAGACCTGCTGGTCCTCGACAAGCAATGGCAGGAGAAAACTTTTTTAATCGAACCTTTGGTCAAAATAGGCAATTTCAACAAGGAGGAATGTTTTTTGAACCTGGTGGCTTTGCTAGTAGAAGAAGAAATGCTCTTAGTAGTGGTTTAATTGGTGGTGGTTTTCCTCTGTTATTTGGTCAAGGCATTGGTGCATCAGTCGGTGGTGGTATTGGTGGTATTGCTGGTGGATTTTTAGGTGGTGGATTAGGATTTGGTCTTTCTATTGTTGGTACACAGTTAGGTAAACAAGTTGATGTTTTAGTGCAAGCTACTAAAAAGACAGGAGATGCTTTAGGCGATTTAACTAAAGATGCAAATGTCTTAGTAGAAGCTTTAGGTAATACAAATAATGCTTTTGGTCAAAGAGTAAAATTATTAGAACAGGCAGAAGGAAAACAAGCTGCGTTTGCAGAAGCAGTAAAACAAACCACTAGTGTAGTTGGAGAACAAGGAGTTTCTGCTTTGAAGTCTTATGGAGATGAGACAAGAGAGATACAAACAAGTTTGACTCAAGTGTTTCTACAATTTCAAGCTGGATTGGCAAGAGTTAATCAATTTCTTGGTGTTACAAAAGCTTTGGCCGATTTATTGCCTAGAAATCTAACAGGCGAGCTTAAGGGTATATTAAGTGATCCAAATGTGGGTAATTTTGGTGGTGTAACTGGCTCAAGAACTGGTTTAAATGCAAAGGAATTAGCAGAAACAATTAGAAAAATTGAAAATCCTAAAGGCTTTCAAGAGTTTATGTTTAGTGAAATGAATAAAGGTAATTTATCAAATTTAAAACAAGACGCAAAAGATTTAATTAATTTAGGCAATCAGATAATTAATAATACGATTGCACAAGAATTTTTTAACAAAGAAAAAGAACATGAAATAGAATTAAATAAAGCAGTTGGTTTTAATGCAAGAGAAGAGATAAGAGTCCGAAAAAAGATTAATGATGAAATAAGAGCTTATGAAGAACTTGTAAATAGACCTGCGAGAGAAAATGAAATTGAAAAGATTGAAAGATTAGTTGAAGCAACAAGCGGTCTTGCCTTAGGTATGAGATTAGTAAATGATGAGATAGAAAAACTAGATATTGAAATGATTCAATTAAATGATACAGGGTTTCAACTTGTTGAATTATCAAAATCTATTTCTAGTTCTTTTGAAGAATCATTCAAAGGTGTAATAAAAGGAACAATGTCAGTTGGAGATGCTTTTAGAAATATGTTAAATAAAATTGCAGATCATTTTCTTGATACTGCTGCAAAAATGGCAGCAAATCAAATACAGAGAAGTATTTTAGGAATGTTTGGACAATCCTTGTTTAAAGGAGTAAGTGACAATATTTTTGATAATCAAAATGTTAATTCTGTTATAGATAATTCTTTTGATATACCAAAACTAGCAGATGGTGGTCCAGTTAGAGGTGGAAGTTCTTATATAGTCGGAGAACGTGGTCCTGAGTTATTCAGTCCAGGAGTATCAGGAATGATTACACCAAACCATGCTCTTGGCGGTTCTGTTAATGTTTCTGTTAATGTTGATGCTTCTGGTACTTCTGTTGAAGGTGACGAGCCTAATGCTGAACAATTAGGTAGATTAATAGGAGCAGTAGTTCAATCAGAACTTATTAAAGAAAAAAGACCTGGAGGTTTATTAGGTTAATGGCTACTTTTCCAAATGTTCAACCAAGTTACAACTCTCAAAAAACTACAAGCCCAAGAGTTAATGTCACTCAATTTAATGACGGCTATCAACATCGTATAAAATTTGGATTAAATACAATACCGTATGTCTGGTCATTGACTTTTGATGTCAGTGAAACTGTTTCTGACACGATAGAAAGTTTTCTTGAAGCTAGAGCCGAAGATGGTGAATCTTTTGATTGGCAGCCTCCTGGTAGTGCTGTTGCTTATAAATGGATCTGTTTAAGCTGGAGAAAAAGATTACCTTTTGTTAATAGAGCCAGTTTATCAATGACATTTCAACAAGTATTTGAACCCTAATGGCTGTACCTGTTTCAGAATTACAAAAGATAGCTCCCAGTAATATTATTGAGCTTTTTGAACTTGAACTTATTACTGTTATTCATGGATCAAATACAAAATATTATTTTCATAATGGAGTAAATACAAATGGAAATAACTCTATTATTTTTGACAATATTCAATATGAAAAGATGCCAATAGAAGCTACAGGTTTTGAATTTAAATCAAAAACATTACCAAGACCTCGTTTAAAAATTAGTAATATTTTAGGAACTTTTACAACAATACTTCTTACATTACCTCAAGGATTAGAAGGAGCAAAATTTACAAGAAAAAGAACTTTAAGAAGATTTATAGATCATACAAATTTTGAAGGTGGAGATATTTTATTAGAAGATGGATCTTTTTTGCTACAGGAAGATGCGAGTGTAGTCGATTTAGAGTCAGGTGATAACCCTTTTGGAACTCCAGACCCCACAGCTTTATTTCCCGTTGAAATTTATTTTGTTGATAGAAAAGTCGCAGAAAATAGAAATGTGATTGAGTTTGAATTAGCAGCTAATTTTGATCTCAATGGTGTTCGTTTACCTAAACGTCAGGTTTTACCAGCAGATTTTCCTGGAGTTGGATCGTTTTTTGCATGACTTGGAAAGATGATGCTTTACAACATGCTATACAGGAAGATCCAAGAGAATCTTGTGGTTTATTAGCAGTTATAAAAGGTAAAGAAAAATATATACCTTGTCATAATTTAGCTGTAGATCCTAAAGATCAATTTATATTATCTCCTGATGATTATGCTGATGCTGAAGATCAGGGAGAAATTACTGCTATCGTTCATAGCCATCCTGTAACAAGTCCAAAACCTAGTGAAGCTGATAAAGTGTCCTGCGAGAAATCAGGTTTGAAATGGTGGATCGTACAACCTAATTTAAAGCTATGGGAATCATTTGAACCTTGTGGTTATAAAGCACCTTTAATTGGTAGGACATGGGTGTGGGGTGTTAATGATTGCTGGAGTCTATGTAGGGATTGGTACGATCAAGAGCTTGGTATTCAATTAAGAGATTGGGAAAGGCCAAACGATCCAGATGATTTTGTTAAAAATCCAATGTTTAATGGATGTTATGAAGAGACAGGTTTTAGAGAATTAACACAGGAAGAGGATTTAGAAAAAGGAGATTTGTTATTAATGTCCATTAATAGTAGCGGTTTAAATCATATTGGTGTTTACTTAGGAGAGCAGACCGTTTTACATCATTTGCAAAA